AATTGGAGATGAGAAAGAGGATATGATGTCCGCAGCAGAATTGACTGACGGAACAAAGATTGAAACAGACGAAACAGGTGATTTTAAGGTAGGACAAAAACTCTACGTTATTACAGAAGCCGGTGAGAAAGTTTCAGCACCAGAAGGAGAACACACAACATCATCAGGTATTACATTAGTAGTAAATGGTGAAGGTTTCATCACGGGAGTAAAATACCCTGATAGAGATGGTGAAGGTTCTTTGAGTGAAATGAAAAAAATGAAAGAGGCTATGGCAGAAATGATTGGATTGATTAAAGACCTAAATGATTTTAGAACAGATTTTAACAAAATGAAAACTGACTTTGAGGCATTTAAGAAACAACCCGACAGAGAACCAGTAGTTAAAAAGTTCAGCACAACCTCTGCTGATAGATTAGATTGGAAATTGGAATTGATTAAAAGTTCCAGAGGAGTAAAAAAATAAAACAAATAAAAATAAAAACTAATAAAAATTAAAATGGAAAATAAAAAAACTGGTTCTAAAACAACCAAAATGAACTTTAACTATGATTTGACGAACTTACCGACATACAATAGTTATGGAGACGAAATGCTTATCAAGGCTTTCTTGGGATTGACCCTTCCAAAGTATTCTATGGTAAGACCTAACTTAAAAGGAACTACTGAAAAAGTAGGTTTCGTTACAGATGAAATCTTTTTACAAGACCTTTCTTGTGGATTTGACCCTTCTGGAACAACTACTCAAAACGTAGTTACGATTGACTTATGTAACAAAAAGTTAAATCAGCAACTTTGTCCGTTAGAGTATTAAATTAAGCGGACATTAAATCGGGTGAATTGCTGGGAAACCTGGAGACAGACAATCAGCAGCCAAATCTACGAAGTGAATTAAAGTAGTAGAGAGGTTCAACGACTAATAGGTGAGTATCACACACAATAATCCTAACACGAGCGCCCGACACCGATAAAAAGGTGATGATATAGTCTAATCACTACGAATAATCGTAAATAAAGGTAGTGAAGGTAAGGATAAAGAGCCATACCGATAATAAAAATGATGATTTATACGACACATACTTATCTCAATATTTGAGTGATAGTAATTTCCAAGAGAGCGTCCCATTTGAGGAAGTAATCTTAACAGACATCTCTAACAGAGTGGCTAATGAAATTGAAATCCAATTGTGGAGAAATACTACAGCAACTGGTGCTACTCAATACAATAATCAGTGCTTTAATGGTGTTAAATCTTTGATTACTTCAGGTAATGGTGCTACAGCGGTTGCTTACACTGCGGCTACTCCAACAAACGGATTAGATGTATTCACAACTTACTACCAAAATATCCCTCAAAACGTATTACACAGAGACGATTTGGTAATCTATTGTGGATATGCTGACTATCGTGCGTTAGTTGCTTCTATGAGAAACTCAAGTTACGTCAATCTATTCAGTTTTGATGATAAGTCAGCGGCTGCGGGAGACACCTGGAGTGTTATGCTTCCTGGAACTAATGTAAGAGTAATTCCTACACAAGGTTTAACAGGACAGAACTACGTAACCGCAGGTGCGGCGGGTTATATAATGGTGGGTATGAATAATGAGATGATGACTATTCGTAGTATGTATGACCCGTTCCAAGATGTAATTAAGATAAACCTTCACGCTACTTATGGCGTTGGTGTATTTGATGTAGCATCATTTATGGCAACAGCATAAACTAATCTAATATAAAGATATAGATATGAGTTGTTTTATAGAGGAGGGTTATACCCTTGATTGTCGTAATGCTTCAACAGGAGGCATTAAAGCGCTTTGGATTTTAGGCGCAAGTGGAAACACTATTTCAGGTTGGACGTCCAACGTGGATAATGAAATCACATCAATATCAGGTGCTGGAACTTTCTACAAGTTTGAGTTAGTTAAACAAAGTTCATCTCTTACAGAGGCGATTGCTGTGAATACAACATCGCAGTCAGTAGTGTTTGAACCAACTTTGGTAATCAACTTACCAAAGATGAACTCTAATTTGAGAAACTTGTTTCAAAGTTTGGTTTCACAAAATAACATCTACGCTATTGTTTTAGACAATAACGATAGATATTGGAGTTATGCTTTCGCAAACGGAGGTTTAGTTAGTTCTGGAACATTACAGACAGGTCAAGCATACGCTGACTTAAATGGTATTTCTGCTTTAACTATCTCTGCGGGAGAACCTAACTCAACACAAGAAATCGTGGTGACTACTACCCTTGCTGCGATTATGACTGGTATTTCAGTATCTGCTGAATAACCAATAAAAAAAAACCAAAGGGGGGTTAAAATCCCCCTTTATAGCCTTATATTAAAAAAGAACAAAATGAAGTGGAACGGAAGGAATTATAGACCCGCAGGACAATACATCAGGCACTCAAAGAACAATAAAGATTTTAACTTTGAGGACGCCTTAAAACCTTTGGGTGAAAAGGAAAATAAAGGAAATGTATGGGTGCCTGTGAAACAGGTTATTATGAACGTTCCAGAGACAACATCAGCAGTTCCTGTATCACCTACTCCTACTCCGTCAATTACCCCTACAAATACTTTAACTCCTACCCCGAGTGTAACCCCCACTTTAACAAACACTCCAACGAATACACAAACCCCAAGTATTACTCCAACAAATACTTTAACACCTACTAACACAACAACAACAACTCCAACGCCTACAAGGACGCCAACTCCAACAACTCAAAAAGTTATATTGAGTGGTGGAACAATTACTGATGCTGGTGGATTTAGAACTCACACCTTTACATCAAACGGGACTTTATCTGTTATACAGGGTGGTCCTGTGACTTTATTGATGGTCGCTGGTGGTGGTGGCGGTGGTGGAGGTAAAAGTGTTGGTGGAACAGGTGGAGGCGGTGGTGGAGGCGGTCAAATCTATACCGCTTATACAATCTCAACAGGAGGTGCGATTGTTATAGGACAAGGTGGCGCAGGTGGTGGTAATTCATCACCAGGAACACAAGGACAAAATACAACAGGATTAGGATTTACCGCTATAGGTGGTGGATTTGGTGGTGCTGGAGGACTTACTGGTGGTGCTGGAGGTAATGGTGGTAATGGTGGTGGCGGAGGTTGTGGAGATGCTAATAATGGTAATATACAAGGAGCCGGTGGTAATGGAACTATAGGACAAGGAAATAATGGTGCTGCTGGTGCTGGTAATGGTGGTTCATCAAATAATCAGGCAGGATATTCTATTGGTGGAACAGGATTAGGTTGTGCCGCAAGTGGTGCGAATAATGGTGCTAATGGTAATGCTAATACAGGAAATGGTGGAGGTGGTGCTCGTGGTTCAACAGGTATAAGTGGTTCAGGTGGTTCAGGTATAGTTAAAATAACCTACGCACTATAAACTAATGTATAGAATTGGGGATATAGCGTTTGATAATTATTATGTTAGAAGTGTGGAATTAGAATTAGAAAGTTGTGATTTAACAATAAAAGTAATATTCCATAAAGACGATATAACAAGAGAAAAACATTACAAGATACAAACAGATTGTAATGTGGATATAAATAAGTTGATTGATAATTTAAGTGAGATATTAAAAGATGAGTAGAGTATTTTTAAGAAAACAATTTTCTAACTATCTTGGTGAGAACCGAGCGATAGATGATATTATTGTTAGATTTGTTGCTGATGGTCCATCACCATCACCTACTCCTGTTCCGGTGACCCCTACTCCAACGCCGACCCCGTCAATTACTCCAAGTATCACCCCTTCAGTTACTCCAACAAGGACTTTAACGCCTACTCCTACAAAGACAAGCACACCAACTCCTACAAGGACACCTGCTCCTGCTTGTGATATTACTTATACAGAATTACCATCACCAACTCCAAGTCCTACCCCTACGATTACACCGACATTAACTCAAACACCAACACCAAGTCCTGCTGTTGTATATGACCCTAACGCACAATTATTCTTTAACGCAATTACAGCATCGGGTGGAACTTTAACAAACACAGAAAAAACAGCAGTAAATACTTTGGTTATTGACTTAAAAGGATATGGATTATGGACCAAAATGATTGGTTTATATCCAGTTGTTGGAACTACAAGTGTTACTCAATCATTTAACTTAAAAAATCCATCACAATATAATTTAGGATTTAATGGAACTTGGGCTCACACGGCAGGTGGAGCAGAACCAAGTGAAATAAATGGATATGCTACAACGGGAATTATTCCATCTGTAATCAATTTCCAATTAAGCGGTTCAATTCACTATTCTATGTATATTACTGAAAACTATGCTTCTGGTGGATATGATATTGGTGTATCAAATAACGGACAAGATTTTGCTTTAATTAGTTCTTATGGAGGTAATAATACAGCCTACATAAATGTAGGTTCTGGATATTTAACAATCGCTAATGGTGGAAGCACAAAGAAAAATTGGTTAATGACGAATAGTGGCGGAACATCAAACATTTATAGAGATGGTGTTTCACTTGTTAGTGGTTCATACGCAATAAACACAGGTTCAATAACACAGATGTTATTATCCGCCATCAACTTAAATGGAATACCAAATCAATTTAGCGGAAGGAGTTGGGCTTTAGCATCAATAGGATTAGGTATGGACGCAACAGATGCTACAAATTACAATAACGCAGTCGTAGCATTCCAAACAACATTAGGAAGACAAAATTAAAGATATGGCAACACAGATACAATTACAATCCACGAACTATAACGGACAAATAGCCGATATTACCTTCTATCCTTGTAGTGGTGGAACTATTAGTTTGGGTAATCAAACAATACCATATACTTACACAAATGATAATTATGAGGGAACTTATGATTTGTATTTTTCAGCGTTTAATCAAACTTGCCAATTAGTAATTATTTGTCTTAGCCCAACACCAACGCCTACTTTAACACCAACAACGACACAAGGTATAACCCCAACCCCAACCCCAAGTGTTACGGCAACATTAAGCCCTACACCAACGAATACAGGGACACCTACTAATACTCCAAGTGTTAGTCCAAGTGCTACACCAACGATTACCCCAACCAATACAAGCACACCAACCAATACTCCAAGTGTTAGTCCAAGTGCTACACCGACTATCACTCCAACCAATACAAGCACACCAACCAATACTCCAAGTGTTAGTCCAAGTGCTACACCGACTATCACTCCAACAAACACGGGGACACCTACAAATACACCAACGAGCACTTTAACTCCAACACCAACACCGAGTGGAGCAGTAGTTGGAGGACATAAATTACAAGCCGAAAACGCTGATTTCTTACAAGCAGAAAACGGAGACGATATAAACATAGAACATTAAAAAAAAATAAAATAAAATGGCAAATACGAGAATTAGTCAATTACCTCTTTATTCTGGCTCCGCTGCGGATTTAAGATGGTTCGTAATGAATAACAGCGGTGAAACTGAAACCTTTAAGTATAGTGGATATTCAAGTCCATTTTTATCTACAGGAACAACAAATAAAGTAATTCAACCAGTAGATGGTAAAGCATTATTACAAGTTGGTAGTGGTAATACATTTAATGATTATTCAGGCACAAATCTTAAAAATGCTATTGTTATAGGTAATAGAAACAAAGTTGATGGTGGCGCTGATACACCAGTAATGTTTATTGGTAATGATTTAGATAGTCAGCAATTCGGTTCATACGCATTACACATAGGAAACGGACACTACGCATCAGGTTCTTACAATTTAAGTATTGGTGATAGTGGTATAGAAATGAACGGAAACTATGGTTTAATCATAGGACACTCGGGGGGTATTCAAGCACACAAATCTTGGGGAACAGACAACTATAATTTAGGACAATCAAACCAAACACAAGGTATTACAGGAGCATATACATTTGGTAGAAACCATACAATATCAAGTGGTGAGTGGGGCGGTATATTTGGTGGTTCTAACCATACTATAAGTTCATCAGGTAATTACAACGCAATTCTTGGTGGGTATAATTCATCAATTACAGGTGGAACAAATGTCGTAATGTTGGGAACAAGTGGTAGAACAGCAGATGCTTCTAATACGACTTATGTTGAAAACTTAAAAGTATTCGGTCAATCACAATCACAATCAAATAACGTAGGTAGTGTTTCAACAGGAACAAGAACATTAGATTTCAACACAGGTAATATTCAATATTTCCAACTAACATCAGGTTCTACAATTGTATTAGACGCTACAAACTATAAAGATGGTGCGACTTATATTGTTAAAGTAAAACAACCATCATCTGGAACAAACGCAACTATGACTTTTACATCACCATTATTTAAGTTTCCAAATGGTGTGGCACCGACATTATCAACAGGTAATAACGAGGAGGACATTTTGTCTTTCATTTGTATAGGAACAACATTATACGGAAACATACAAAAAACCTTTATTTAAGATGACTATACCATTTAACTTTTCATTTTGGGCTGAATACCAACCACCAATTGTAACGACTGGTTTATACGCATATTTTGATGGTAGTAATCCAGCATCATTACCAACAAGTGCGACAACTGGTTCTATATGGACGAGTATAAGTGGGACATCTACGGGAACAACGGCTGTAATAAACTCTGTAATTGAGGGACCAGCAGTATCTTATACTGGTGATTATCAAGGTGGATTAAACCTTAACGCATACGGACATCAAGGAGTTAGTGTAAATAAACTTTTATTACCTTCATCAGGGACTACTAATTGGTCTTATGAAACTTGGATAAATACGGCAACAGGAACTACTGGTTTAGATGCTTTATATGCTGTTGGTGGTAATTTGAGTATAAGGGTTGGTTCTAACGACCAAAAAATCTATGTAAATCCATATTCACCATCAACTTATGGTGTGATTGGTAGTGGTGCTACGAACGGACAAAACATACATATTGTGGTGACTTACAACTATACTACAAAAGAAACCAAATGTTATGTAAATAATGTTCTACAACCACAGGTTTTATCTCCTGTTTGGACTTATAGTATTACACAAACATTTAGCACACTTGCTATTGGGGCAGCACTTGGTGGTAGATGGTTAGGAACTATGTATAAAGTTAGAACCTATGCGGGTATTCTAACAGCAAGTCAGGTAGAAAATAACTGGAATGCTGAAAAACAACAATACGGATATTATTAAAAGAAAATAAATATGGTATATATAAATCAAGGTCAATATAACGAACCAGCGGTGGTATGTAGTAGGAATAAAACCCTACCTAATCCTACTTACCTTTGGTCTATGTTTCATAAACTCTCGGGGCGTGTATGGAGATTTATACCATACAGAATACCACCGAGCGTATCATACTCACCTGCCTATGATTTATTTGGAGTTACTATTGATGATAGTATCCCTGAAAGTTTAACAGGAAATACTGGTGCTACTATGTGTAACGTTCATCTTATACCAGGTGAATATTATTGTAAAATATACGAGCAAGTATCTACAACAAATCTAAATCCTGCTTTATCTTATGATGTAGTATATGAAACCATCTTTAATGTGGTGGGAATAAACCAAAATACACCTGTTTCATATAGTGGAACACCTGATGTATTTATTATTTACAACGAGAATAATGATTAAAATAGATAAATTAAACTTTTCAATAGATGATATTTCCACACGATTTATTGAGAAAGTAAATCGCAACGAGTATTTTGTGAGGTGGGGTTTGGATAATATGGAAATTGAGAGATGGTATGACTATGCTGATTTTTCACCAATACACTCCGCTTGTATCCGTTCTAAAGTAGATAATGCTGCGGGCAGAGGATTTACGAACGACTATAAAATCAATAACAAAGAAAGCCTAAACGATGTTGTTAAACAGATGTTTTGGGAGTTTTTGGTGGGTGGAAATCTTTTTTTGGAAATTATTTGGCGAAATAACAGAGCCGATGGTATAGCGGGTTTCCACATTATTCCATCAAAGTTTATGAGAGCTAAAGCACCAAAAGAAGGTGAGATTAGAACTGATGGTTGGTTGTATTGTAATGATTGGTTAAATTGGAGAAAACACGGAGTAATTGAGTTCGCAGAGTTTGACCCAAATAACTTTACTGATAGACAGATTATCCACATTAAACAATATCAACCAGGTTACTTGTTTTATGGAGTGCCTGATTACTTATCATCTATTTTGGATATTAGATTATCAAGGGCTATATCAGCATTCAATTTGAGTAATATTTCTAACGGAGCAAGTCCCTCTATGTGGGTTCATTTTCCAACAGAGGCACCCGACAGCCAAAACGACCAAGAGGACATTTTAAGACGTTTAGAGGAAAGATATAGGGGAAGTAATAACGCAGGTAGGATTATGGTAAGTTATGGTGGTGAAGGTGGAAAACCTGAAATCACACAGATTACCCCAACTATGGCTACAGGTGGTTATGCCGAGATATTCGCATTGGTAAGGGAAAACATCTTGGCGGGTCACAAAGTCGTTGATGGTTCAATAATCGGTCTCCCATCACCAACAGGTTTTAATTCATCAGCGGAACAATTGGAAACCACATATAAGTTATTTATGAATACTTGTGTAAAACCATTACAAGAGTTCCTTTTAAGAGAAATTAAACCAGTGGTTGAACTTATTTATCCTAATGAGGATATAAAATTAGAAATAGAACAAAACCAAATACTATAATGATTTACAACGTTTTACTTATTAGTGAGGACAAACTGAAAGCGAATACTCCAATCAACGAAAACGTGGATACACAGGAGTTACGATTTTCAATTCAACAGGCACAGCAGATTTTCATACAGGAAAGCCTTGGAACGAACCTTTACGAATACATTTTAAGTTTGGTAAGTAATGGTGATATTGATGACCCAAGTAAAATCCATTACAAAGAGTTATTAAATAACTTTATTCAACCTACTCTTATATCTTATGCTTACTATTTGGCGTTAGACAATTTTTATATCAAGTTTGTAAATATTGGTCTCCAACAAATGCGTAGCGAACAGGGAAATCCTGTTACAATTAAAGATTTGGTTTATCTTAAAAACAACGCAAGAGATAATGCGCAGTTCAACGATAATTTATTACGCAGACATCTTGTATTTAACAACCAAAACTTTCCTCAATATACTCTTACAACAAACAACGGACAACTTATTCCAGAGTTTGGTGGAGCGTTTAAGTCACCTATCACTTTACCACCTGCTGGTAATGGAGGTAGAATAGTTGGTGGTGGAAACTATGGTGCTGGTATTTTGGGTAGTTGCGGAATACCCTGGTGGTATAGTGGGAGAAATGGTAATATCTCTTAAAGAGTTTTTCTTTGATTTAATCTTTGTTCTGTTGGTGTAGCCCATCTACAATTAGAAGGTTCATAATTACCATTTACATCTATTCTATCAATAGAATATTCCGGTGATGGTTTCTTACCCATATCACTAATAAAGTTCTCAAACGAGTTTAACCATCTATCACAAACGATTATTCCTCTACCTCCATAATTTGGATAATCTTTTACATTTTTATTGTAGCATCTTTTTTTCATTGCTTTCCAAATACTATATTCACGTGTTCCTGTTCCTCCGTGTTTATAGTTTCCTACTCTTGTTTCATTATACAAACAACCACAGGATTTAGTTTTACCTGATTTAAGATTACATAAATAATAAGTTCCCGTATTTCCACAATCACATACACATTTTACCTTTTTATTTTTACCAGGTATTATTTCAATAATTGATAATCTATTATATTTTTCCATCACTTAAGCATCTTTATACAAGATGTTCCTAACAATTAGGGATATTTGACTTTTATGTATGTTAAACATTTTACCTAATTTTACACAATTAAAATCTTTGGAGTATTTTTTGTAATTTCCTCTAATATACCTTATATCATCATCTGTAAGTTTGTGTGGTGATATATCACTTTGTCTGGCTCTATCTCTATTCTCCTCACCAGTAACCCACTCTAAATTGGTATAATGATTATTAAATCTATTATCGTCCTTGTGGTCTATCTCGGGTAAATCATTAGGATTTGGTAGGTATAATTCACCTACTAATCTATGAATATAAATTGTTTTCTTTTTACCATTTTTGTAAATATCAACACAATAATACTTATCCTTTATAGGAACACCATTTTTGTAATTTCTTTTAATACGTGGTTTTAATTGTTTTCCATTACGGAATACATCACCATACTCATTTACAAAATAATCTGTATCTCTAAATCTTTTCATAATCTATAAAAATAAACCCCCCAATATTTCTATCAGGGGATTTTATTGTGGGACATCACTTACGCTCTTTGTATAATTTCTCTAATGTGAGTTCTGTAATCCTCATATCTCTTTTAAGATAATCAGGTGTCTTATATCCCGATGAGTTAAATGTTGCTTCTTTAATTCTCAACTTATTTAACTTTTGTGTGAAGTATTCAATCTTATTATCCATAATAATAAGTATTACTTCTTATTCTCTAACCATTTATCCAATCCCTCAAAGAAATCAGTATCACCATTTTCAATCATTTTAAGAAATCTCATATACAACGCTCTCAAGTCCATCGCTGAATATGTGATGTTGTTGTTTGAGAAAAAGGATTGTGCTGCGTTTAACGCTGATTGTCTCCTAATCATAGGTCCTTCGTATTCCTTGTAGAGTTGAGTTCTATCAAAACCCAATTGGTATTCATCGTATTTTTTCATATCAGTTTTCTATTAGTTGTTCTTGTTCTTTTTTTGCTTGGTATTCATCATCAGCCTCGTCTTGGTTTTTAGGTCCAAATAGTTTCATAATGATTTCTTGTTGTGTAAGTTCCTCAACTAATTTTCTGCGTTGTGATGGAAATACTGGTAGTGTATATTCCAAAGTGTGTTTTGATTGTCCCATTTTTGTTTTCTTTATAGTATAAATATAGTAAAAAATTAAAAAGTATCAAATAATATGAAAAATAAATTAAATTATTTTAGTCCATCATAGCATCAACCCAACCTGAAATGAAAGATGACTTACTCTCATTATATTCACCATCATCATCATAGTCAGGTTGCTTACTGAAATCGTTGTAAATCCTTTCAGCAATCTCTTTTTGTTTTACATCACCATAAAGTTTGTTGATGCCTTGTGTTCGTCCTTCGTTGTAAAATGTTTCGTTTCTCATAATGATACAAATATACTACTTTTCTACTTTTCTACAAAATCTTTTTTTAAGTATTTTTCTAAACCAGAATAATCAATATCCAACTTGTTAAAGTGGGGGAACATCTCTTTTAATGTGGTTATTATTTGATGTCCTACAATACCTATTTTTTCGCAACCATAATAGTAAAACCCACTATATACTTTCATTTCAACAACCAGTTTATTTAACATCAAGTATGATTGTAGGTTCTTGGTTGTGGATTTAATCCTAACTCTAATATCAGTATCTGTAGTATCAATCTTAAACTCAATACCCAATCTATCAATTAAAAACTCAATCGGTATTTTATTGTTTATGATTTCCATATCAATTAGTCCCAAAATGGTAGTGAGTAAGTCATAGGTATAATTTTTTCAACCTCATCAATCAACATAGATAAATGCCTTAAATCTTTATCTCTCTCTTGTTTTGTTAGGTGTGGGTTGTTCTTTACCCTCTCAATCATAGTGTTATATGATTTTAGTTGTTTGGTAATCATAGCGTTTAATGTTCCACCCATTAAAGTTGTTGAGTTTCCGTCCTCATCTGTGATAGTTAAAATTGGTTGTGCCATAGTGTTTATTTTTTATAGTGTGATTGTGTCTTACAAAGATAATACTTTTCTACTTTTCTACAAAATTATTTTTAGAAAGGTAAGTAAGGGTCAATTCCAACCGCTTTGTTTGCGTTCATCTCTTTTTTAGAGTTCATCTTATAGTTTGTGTATTCAATATCTCTAATACCCTGAATACATTTGTGAGTGAAACTACCAGAAAAGATTACCAATTCTTTTTCTTTGTTTGTAAAACTAACAATAATTTCAACCTCCTCATTATTGACGATGGCATTAAACACATAACCACCTTTTCGTTTCATAAAACGCATCTTGTGGCAGTCAGTTTGGTTGAAAGATTTTGCGAAGTGTTTAAGTGATTTGTAGTGTTTCATATTGTTTTCCATACATCAAAGATACAACAAAAAACCGAACCACAAAAATTATTTTAACTTTTTTACAAAATTGTTGTGATACTCCCTGAATACTTCATAATCCAACTTACTCTCAAATATCTCATCACCATACTCACAATCTTTGTCTAACGGAGTTTCTATACAATAGGTAAGTGAATATACCTTTTTACCATTAAAGTCCCTTAAAACCTGTTCTGTGGAGTAATTTACCCCATATACGATAGTGTGTGTTTTCATACCAAATTATGTTTCATTAAAAATTGTTCGTTGATAGTATATGGACTATTGTAATCATATCCAATTCTCTCCAACATTAGTTTTGATTGTTGTTCCACATACTCATTTCTATCTTGTGCTCCGGTTGTATAATTCTTGGCTCTATCCTCATAAACAATTTCAGCACACTTGTTACAGAATAATTTGTAATTACCTTTTTTATCGTAATCAAACTCCTCATTATGGATATACTCCTTTTCGTGGGAACACCAAACAAACTCCTCATCATCAATATAGATTACCTTACTTCTCTTGTGGTATGCCATAACTTTCTCTCCTCCACCTATTATCATTTATTATTTTAGTTATGTGTCCGCGCGAACACTTAAACTTTTTGGAAAGGGACAAGTGGGTCCAACCTCCTTGAAGGTATAAATTACGGATATGTTCCGCCTTTGTCTTTGATAATTTAATTATACTCATTTTTCTAAATTATGTCGTTTAAGGAACTGAATATGAACCGATGGTGTATCTACCCCAAACTCGTATCCAAGTGTCTCTAATAGTTTCTGTGTCCCTATAAAGTCCTCATCTTGTAACCTATTGAGTTTAAGATAATCCATCTCTCCGTCATCATCAACATCTTTTTTGGTGTAATGTATTTTACACTTTGTATCCAACTTAAATGGACCTGTATTTGATTTATAGAAATTGTCCTCTCTTAAATAATCTCCGCATATTCTACAAAAGTAATATACCCCATCATTTCTCCACATACGTCTTTTTAGATTGTATTGTATTCCTTCATTACCCATATTGATAAATATACAAGAAATAAAAATAATTTACAACTTATTTGGTTTTTTCATTTTTTCCATTATATTTATTGATGTAATATCTGTAATGGTATTACTCACTTGTAGATAATTCAGGGACTTATACCTCTACAACCTCAAAAAACTCTAATTGGGTATTATGAGAAAGTGATAATCACCTGGCTTAACATACTTGTTTTTCAGTATGGGGGGCTGGGGGGACTTATCACCTTCCTTAAATCCTCTAATAATTTATCCAGCATTAGATAAGCAACCAGTAAAATAAGCAATTAGTAAATAAATGCTCTGGTTAAAAGAAATATTTAATTTGTTATTACAAATTAAATTATATATCTTTGTAGTATGAAATCATTAAAGATAGACGAAACGTTACATCGCCGTATCAAACAACAATCATTAGATAATAACCAGTCAATCCAAGAGTTTATTACTATGGTATTTGATGAATACTTCAACGAGTGTAAAAGTAGAAAAGTAGAAAAAGATACTATACCTACTGAAGGACCTACCCAAGACCCTACCGAAGTGGGTAGTGATGTTGAAAACTTATTTGAGAACTGGTTAGGAAATAGAAATGATAATAAGTTTAACCCAAAACAACCCAAAACAACCTAAAACAACCTATCGGTTAAATTGGGTTATATTTAGTAGTATGGATAAAGATACTTTAATAGCAGCATCAAATATACTCACACCAGTATCCGTAGGGATTGCTGTAATGAACCCGGTTACATATTTAACCATATTATCTATCTCAACGTCAATTATTCTAAATGGGATACTAATATACAAAAATCTCAACAAGAAAGAAAAAAAGTAATATTACTTTACTGCTGTAAAAACTACTACTATAATTATTTTAATAATAGGAAAACCCATTTTTGTTATTTGATAGTCCCACTTTTACCCTGAATTAAAGTGGGATTTTCGTTTTAATAAGAATTGTGTATAATTACTGATTGTAAGAATTGCTTATTGTTTTTCCCTGATAAATTACCAAGATGCTTACAATCCAAACCCTCATATATTTATGGGGGTTTTTTATTTATATTATATTGTTATTATGAATTATTTTGTTTATATTTATATAGTATGGTTGAATTGATTGAACTTACAAAAGATTACTATTCCAAGACAGATGAGGAAAAATTAGTAATTAAAAAATTGATATATGATGATATGATTTTCATAGCAGATGAAAATGATTTGGGGTATTTGGACTTAAAGTTTAACTTGGAAAAGTTTATAGATGTAATGATAAAAAACGAGGATTACGAAGTGGCTGACTTATTGAATATTGTATTCAAGGAAGTAGAAATAAACTATTATGGAATAAAGTAATATGGGTTGTAATTGTAAGGGTGGTAAATCTAAACCACTAAATAATGTGAATAACCAAGATACTCTCAAAGTAGTAAAAGAGATTTACGATAGAGTTATTGATGGTAAAGAAATAAATGAGTTTAATGATTTTGATAAATTGGAAACCTTCAACGCATATAGTATGTTGTATCCCAATAGTTCTCAACAACCAAGTATAACAGATGCGATAAATAATATTACACACGCATTACAATTCTTGGTAATAAATAAAACAAAAGTTAAAAGATAAAATATATGGAAAACGAAAAAAAAGGTGTTGGACGACCAAAGTTGGAATACACTATGAACCCCGAGTGGTATAGTATCATCATAGATGCTGGTAAAACAGGAAAACATATTACCCAATTTCTTATTGAAATTGGAATAAGTTGGGAAGGTCACTACAAATTATTAAAGAGAAATACCAAATATAATGAAGCAGTCGGTGAGTATAACAAACTATGTGAAAACTATTGGTATAATATGGCTCATACATCTATGAGTGATAATGGTGGAGTAGGGTTTAATTCCCGTCTATGGGCTCTCATAATGAAAAATAAGTTCTCTAACAATTGGACCGACCAATCCAAGTTAGATATTACAACTGGTGGTGATAAAATTGATAATAAACCTATACAGATTGAGATTATCAAATCAACGTTAGATGGAACTGAAGGGGAACTTTAATCTACCAAAGAAGGGTTCTACCTTTAAGACAAAAAACAACTTTGATAATGTAACCTTTGAGACACAGACAATAGATAAAGTCAATTTCAAGTCAGTCATTATTACTATTGGGGGTTGGTTTATAGTAGATGAGAACCATAAACCAAAAAGGAGAATAATAAAATTGTTGGAACAAATAACAAAGACAATTAAAGAAAGTTCCAACAAACATTATTTTAATGGTATGATAATAGATGTGGCTGAAATACCATATACATTTGACGAACAGAGAACAGGTTACATTACATTAGAATACACCTTGTTTATCAATAAACACATAAGGTTCAACAAACAGGATATGACGATGATAATGAACGAAATGATTGATGAGGTATATAAGGAACATTTCAAGGAACCAGTAGGATTTGATGTGTATAAAAATAGAGTGGAGTTTAACGAAAATAAAAATTGGAACCCTGACGATTATTTCCCTGGTGATGAGACACCAACAAATGAGAGATTATGAAAATACAAAGACAAAGAAAATCAAAACACAATAGACGTAAAGATAAAGTTTATGTAATACTCCAATCTATAAAGTGGAGTTTAGATTTACACAACTATTTTGGATTATGAGTGTTAAAACTACGATAGTATTTGAGAAATTATTAGAGAGTGATGAACTTGGAAAAAGGATTGTCGTAGCACAGGGTGGAAGTAGAAGTGGTAAAACGTTTAACATATTGATATATTGGATTTACAGGTTACTCAAAGAAAACAACAAGACATTATCAATTGTAAGAAAAACTTTACCATCATTAAAAAACTCCGTATTAAAAGATTTAGTTGAAGTATTAGAAATCTTTGGAATATATGACCCAACAAAGTTCCACAAACAAGATGGATACTATGAATTGGGGACAAACATAATCAACTGGTTCTCTGTTGATGAACCACAGAAACTACGTGGTAGTAAAAGGGATTGGTTATATTGTAATGAGAGTAATGAGTTAAACATAGAGGATTGGAACCAACTTATATTTAGAACGACAGACAAGGTAATCTTGGACTTAAACCCGAGTGAATTATCCTGTTGGGTATATGACTTGGAAAATAGGGAGGATTGTTTTTATTTTAAGACGACTTGGAGAGATAATCCATTTGTGGATAAAAATATTATCAAGGAGTTAGAAAACCTAAAAGACAAAGATGAGAACCTGTATCGTATCTATAACTTGGGTGAGAAGGGTATAGCAACAACTCTGGTATTCAACAGATGGAATACAATACAACAAATACCCGATGGTTGTAAATTACTTGGATATGGAGCGGATTTTGGATACAACGACCCTTCAACACTTGTGGCAGTTTATCAAAGGGGAGATGAGTTGTATTACAAAGAACTTATCTATGGTAAAAATCTAACCACACAGGACTTTATCTACAAGATAAAAGAATTGGATATAGATAAAACTGATACGATATGGTGTGATAGTTCCCAACCGGCAACCATAGAGGAAATGAGGAGGGAAAAAATAAACGCAAAACCTGTAAATAAGAAAACTATTTTACACGGAATAGATTTAATGCGTAGGCATCATAACTATATTTTAGAGACATCAAAGAATATCTTATATGAGTTTGGTTCTTACAAGTGGAAAACTGACCGAGATGGTAATTTGTTAGACGCCCCGATGGATACGGACAACCATACAATAGATAGTATCAGGTATGTATTAGAAAGCACAATAGGTAATAAACCGAAAAAGTTTGTAATAGTATGATAGAAATAAAATTAGATGATAGGAAAATTAAAGTTGATGAGGAATTGACTATTAAAAAATACCAAGAGATAAGTAAGAACCCAATAAAGTATAATGATAATATTGAGATATTGTCTTTGTATTTGGATATACCAACTGATGAACTTAAAGAATTACCTTACAAAGACGTAAAGTTTATTGAGGCATACCTTACACAAAAATACACCAAAGATGTTGATAAACAAATTGTTTTTACCTTCAACTACAAAGGTGTTGATTATGGTTTGGAAAACGACTGGAAAAATATGACTTGGGGTCAGTGGATTACTATGGAGGTTATATCTCAACCTGATAGAATAGCAGATAATATAGCGCATATTATGGCATTACTTTACAGACCGATTAAATCACAAAATGGAACAAAATATACTTTGATGCCATACAAAGAAAAAGAGGTTGAGGAGAGAAAACTATTGTTCCAAGAATTACCAATTAAATATTGGTTTGGGGCAGCCACTTTTTTTTTTCTCATAGTAAAAATATACACACAAGATATAAAGAGTTCTTTGGATACGAGGAACCGAGTGGAGAAACTACTGAAACCGATGAGGAGGATATTACCCAAATGGGCGCAACCGAAGCCACTTTACGCTTCTACTTTCAACTCACTTATGAACTCGCAAATAGAGACATTACTAAAATAGAACAAATAGAAAATACTAATTTATATTTATGTCTAAATACCGCATCTTTAATGAAGGATATGATTATTAAAGAACGTAATGAATTAAAGAAATTAGAAAACCAGAATAAAACAAGATGAACGAATATATAACCTTTCATAAGATTTTAGATTACTTACAGGAGTGGGTAGATGGCTCACCCATAATGAATACCTTTGGATATGGTAATCTTGTAGATTTTGGTAAAAACATATCAGGGACTACAACACCAAATTATCCTTTCTTATTCGCTGTTCCACAGGGAATTACCTATGATGAGAATACAACAACTTATCAACTTACACTTATCTTTGCCGATATTCTAAACACAGATGTTGATAATGAAAAAGATTGTGTGAGTGATATGTCCTTACAAGCCAGAAGGTTCTTATCATCTATCAAGTGGGGTAGTAAAACTTATCCGTATATGTATGATAATATGGATTGTATTATACCAGCACAAGCCATACCATTTTTTGAGCGTATGAGCGACCACGTGGCAGGTGTGGCATTAGATACAAACATCATTATATTTGAGGACTTAAACGCTTGTGATTATTATGTTAGTCCAACACCAGTAGTTAGTTCATCACCAACACCAACAATCACTCCTACACCGACTATAACCCCATCACCAACACATACATAAGATGAACGAGGAGGAATTAAAAGCACTTATTAGTAATCTTATCAAAGATGAGTTACAGGCACAACTATTACAAGTTGGAGCAGCAAAATCTTATAGTGGTATTCCAAAACCTACAAGTGGTAGATTTCCTGGTAGTATAGGAAACAAAATATCATCAGGGGAATTGTATAATTCTATACAAGTAGATTTTGGGACTGACTTTGATAAAGGTGGATTACAATTAGAGGTTAGTATGGCACCCTATGGTAAGTATGTAGATGAAGGTAGATTACCTGGTGTTGAAATACAAAAGACAAGAACCAGTAAAAGAGGTAATCAAATTACTTACAAGATATATACAAAGTTTCCACCCTTATCAGCGATAAAGAATTGGGTTCAACAAAAACCAGCACTTACGGCACCCAATCTAACAACAGACCAAAGAGCATTCTTGGCAGCCCGTAGTATTGCCCGTGATGGTATATTCCCAACAAACTTTATAGATAAAGCCATTACAAATGTAACTGATAAGGTTGTATATTATTTAGGAGAATATGCTGGTGAATATTTAGAAAACTTATTGGCACAAGGACAATTAAAAATACTTTTTAAGAACTAAAAATGAGTGTAATTTTTACAAATACCCCCGAACAATTCCAGCCCGTATTGAGTGATGGAATATTTTTTACAGCATCTGCTGATACAACCAATACATACAATTTTAGATATATCTATGACTTGTATGTGAATAATGATTTAGTATTTCAAGGTAAAGCAACTCCTAACCCTTTTGGATTGGGGATTATTGATTTACAACAGATATTAGAAACATATTGTTTTAATAACGTTATAGCCGATTGGAACGGAACACCAATTTACACCCATACAACATTTCCATTTTCCAAACCTTACTATGATGAGACAATCACATATTTCATCAAGTGTGGATATGAATACTCATCAACTCCATTAGGAGCGATTACAGGATTTACTGGTAATGGTAATGCGATTGGAACACCAGGTTATTCATCACAACAATACAAAACTTTCCGTTCTACTATGGGAGTAAATGGTAGAGCAACACAACAGGATTTTAACATAGACCCATTTGTATTATCAGGTGACCCAACAACAACTAACCCTACTACTTCTGGTTTGTTTTTAACTAACTCTCCAAGAAATAGAAACATACAACCAACAGAGTATTACACATTAGGATTTACAAACTACTTTATGGGTGGAGCAATATTGAGTGAGCCTTACTATGTGAAATACACGTTCTATGATAATCAAGGAGTAGAGATTACAGGAACAACTTATGAGAACATTACAACTAATGGTGGAGGACCGAGAACATCAAGTAGTCAGGTTTATCAATCAATTTATTTAATTGACCCAATTAGTGCTTCTACTTGGAATACACTTTATGTGGGAGCAGGACCCAAGAATATTCCTAATTTCCCACCTAATACCGCTCAATACACTATTCAGTTATTCGGGGTATTCACAGGGACAACAGCACCAATACAACCCACTCCAACCCCTACTCCGTCGCCTACCTCAACACCACTAACTCCAACCCCAACTCCTACCCCGTCAGCAACTCCTGGTTGTAGCGGTTGTAGTGAATACGCAGTTACACTTACAGGTGGGTCATCAGCAACAATCTACATCGTAAATTGTGCTAATAATCAAACACAATCATTTAATGTTGTTTCAGGTCAGTCATACGTAGTGTGTTCTTGTATCACACCATATAGTGATAGTTTGGGTATTGAGGTTCAACTATTAGGACCTTGTAGTGCTCCCGTTCCATCACCAACTCCTACTCCGTCAAATACTCCTTCACCCGAAGCGATATGTGTTTGTTTGGAATATGAATTAAATACAGGGGCTTCTTTTGGAATTGTAAATTATACAGATTGTAATGGAAACCCAGCACAAATCTACATAAACCCTAATGATACTCAATACATCTGTGCTTGTGAAAACACACCAGTAGGATTTGGTGATGTAACCATTACAGAGAGCGGACCATTTTGTTAAAAATATAAAAACTATGGGAATTATACCACAACCAAACCCAACAGGATATACACAAGGTAATCTATCTGGATTTACACCTTGTAGTGAATTATTCACTTTTAATTGTGAGGACATTTGTTCTCGTTCATCAAATCAATTATTACAATTGATGTTTCTAAATCGTTATGGGCATTACGATTACTATACCCTAACTGCCAACAAGTATGATGGTATTGATATACAAAGGGAGACATATAGTAGTTGGAACTTGGATTGGGGAAGTAATAACCCAAACAAAACTCAATATTCAAGGGGACTTACAGATAGTGAGGTTGTAATGGCTGAAACTATTGTTGCCAATACTGGTTTCTTAAACCAACCTGACTTTATGTTCTTGGAGGAATTATGGACCTCTAATGAGGTTTATGAGATACAACCAAACGGAGGATTATATCCTGTGAATATCTTAAATACAGAGTTTATTAAAAAGATTGAAGGTAATAGAACTTTATACAATTTAGAACTTACTTATGTGTATAGCAACAACATAAAACTATTGGGTAAATAATACTACTTTGGATACTACATTACTATTATTTCTAAATGGTGCCTACAGGAGAGTAGATATATTTGAGGATATACAAATCACCATTACAATACAACAAGCGGATTTACAACCATTAAATGGAAGGAGAGCACCATACTCAAAGGTTATACAAATACCATCTACCAGCAATAATGATATATTGTTGGAGCATTTTTTTGAGCCTAACGGGGTGGATTACAACCCATTATTCAAGGTGCCAGCCGTGGTTCAGTATAGGGGCACAGATATATTCTCTGGTGTATTGAGATTAAATAGTGTTGTATCTGTCGGTGGTAAAAGATACTACGAGGTTTATATCTTGGGTGATGTTGCTGATTTTACAACAGAGTTCAAGGAGTTACTATTACAGGACTTAAATTGGAGCGAACTAACACACGAACTAAACTACTCTGCTGTAACTAACTCTTGGTATGCCAACGGAGATGGAACATCAGGTATTTTTAATGGTAATGTTATTTACCCTCTAATCAATTATGGATTGGAATATGAAGGAGCATCTACGGCATCAACATACTCTATGAGTTTTGGTTTAGACAATAGTTTTGATAGTGCGGGATATGCTATACCACCCGAGAACTTTAAGCCCGCCTTAAAGGTAAAATATGTGTTAGATAAGATATTTGAGACAACCAAATACAAAGTCAATTCTACCTTTTTTGAGACAGATTATTTTAAGAGTATCTATATGGATACTTTCCTAAATGGTAAGATTGGTATTACAACAGCATCAGCCGTTACAAATCAAAATATCTTTTTAGCACAAAGAGAAAAACTTACCACTATTAGGTATAGAAAAGAAACAACAATACCTTTTCCGTTTAATGATAATTTCGCAGGTTGTTATGACCCACTTGGTAATTTTAATAACTTGGGGACATTACAAAACCCAACAAATAGTTTTTTCATAGCCCCTTATGCCGGCACCTATTCATTTAACTTAAAGTTTGGATTTAAGCCAGCAGAAACTACAATCCTAACTGGTAGTATCAATATCTTATGTAAGGTAAATGGAGTTACTCAATACACCTCACAAGAGTTAAAGATGTCCCAAAATGGAACTCTTGGTATTGACCTCAATTTATTTTTCAACCTATCACTTACAAATGGTGATATTGTTGAATTGTTTATACAGATGAACGAAGGTATTGTAAAGTTCGCTGGTGAGGTAGGACAAACCAACTTTATTATCCGTGAGTTTGGAGTAAATACAGATTTTGATAATACCCCTCCATCTTGGGATTTATACAACTCACCATCTTTGGTTGGGGAACAACTTGTAGATTTCAAGTTAGGTGTTCCAAACATCAATTGTTATGAGTTCTTTAAGAGTATGATTACTATGTTTAACTTGGTAGTTATACAAGATGAAAAATCAAAGGAGATTTTAATTGAACCTTACAACTGGTATTTTAATGATGAGGACAGAGTTGTTAGAGATTTTACAAATATCTTGGATACTGATAGTGCTTACAAAGTAGAACCATTATCGTTTGATTTATCAAAGGAGGTAATATGGACTAACTCATACACAGATTTTGAGTTTCTAAATAAACAATTTACCGATGCTAATGACTTTGTTTTTGGTAGATACAGATTTACGGCAGATGGAGACATTTTGTCGGGAACTCAAACATACGAATTACCATTTGGTAGTTGTCCTACATCGGGTCTTACAGGAGCACCAAACTTTATCATACCAAAGTTTTATTACTTAAACAACGGATTAGAAACTGGTTACTCAACAAAAGCACACTTATTCTTTTGGGTTGGAAATAGATACGCATACAAAGATGAGTTCAAGCAACAACCGGGATATTGGTATTTATTATCAGGGACAACAGGAATACAACAAACAACATATCCGGCAGTATCTCACTTATCGTTTTTAGATAGTGCGCTTCCATCTGTTGTGAGTGACTTAAACTTTTTACCTACCTTTGATTTCTTTGGTAATAGTAATACCCAAATAACTCAATTCACACCATACAATTTATTTGATTTGTATTGGAGTGATTATATTACCAATATCTATTCAAGGGAAACAAGGAGAGTTTCAGGTAAGTTTTTCTTGCGTCCAATAGACATTTACAAAATCAAATTAAATGATAAAATCTTTATCAAAGATGGTAATTATACAATTGAGAAAATAACAGATGCGAACCTTGTGGATAAAGTCCTTACAGAGGTTAGTTTAATAAAAGATGTTTCCCCTTATTACAAAGTATTACCACCATCACCATATTATTTAGTATCACCAAATGAACCATACCCTGGATTAGAACCAGCGTTTAATTATATGGCTTATGTTTCAACTAATAGTAATTTGGTATGTAATGGAACAACACCATCACTAACACCTATTGTAGTATTCGGTGGAAGTGTTGAAAATGGTAGTAGAGTATGGTATGAAGTAGGGGGTCAATTATCAGTAATACCACTTGGTAATTTTGTAAGAACAACTACTTCCGCAGATACATTTGTTGTGGTAGATAATTATGGAACAATACTACAATATAATTGTTAAAATAAAATGGCAAAAAACATAGCACTTACCCTTACCTTAAATGGTGTAGAACAAACAATAACATCGGTTCAACAATTAGAAACGGCGATTAAAGATGCGAGAACAGCACTAACCACAACTTTTGAGGGAACACAAGATGAGTTAAAAGCGTTTAACAAACAGATAAGCGATGCTCAACAATCGTTAGATACTTTAAGAAATAAAAAAGGACAAGAGGAAAGTATTAAAAGTATTGGTAATCTTGCCAAGGTAGGTAGTGCTGTAACCAGTTCGTTCGCAGCGGCAACTGCGGCTGTATCATTATTTGGTGGAGATACTGAAAAGGTTAGTAAGGCAGCAGAACAAGCCCAAAACGCTTTAACTCTTGCTTTAACAGGTAGAGAAATCGCAGAAGGGGCAGTAGCCATCGCAACAGGAGTAGCAAACTTACAAACGACTTTACAGACCGCATCAACGAACGCAGCAAACGCAGCCACCAAAAGGTTCTATGCCACCCTTGCGGCGAACCCATATACAGCCATAGCAGTCGCTATTGGTATTGTAATCGCTGCCGTATATGCTCTTACAGAGGCGGAAAATGAAAACTTGGAATTACAAAAAAAACTTATAGGTGTTAGACAAAATGCGGCTAAAGAATTAAAAGCACAACTTACAATTCTTACTGATAATGTAAAAACTCAAAACTTGGAGTTAGATGCTATTGAGGCATTAAAGAAATCATACCCTGGTTTTAATGCGTTTGTGGATAAAAATAACCAACTCAATTCTGCGGGTATTGTATTCTTAAAAGCCAAGATTGGTTTGATGGAACAAGAGGCGATAATTCAAGCAGGACTTGCCATCAAAGCAGAAGCACAGATAAAGTATGAGGAGAGAATAGCAGAGATAAATGCCAGGAAGGCAACGTTCTTTAAGAGCCAAGGTAGATTAGAAGCAGAGAACGCTGTAGATAGATTTTTGGCTCAACAGGAATTAGAGAAATCCACTAAAGCGGCAACCCAAGCCATAGCAACAGCAACCCAAAAGAGCGAACAATATTCAGGGGCTATAAGACAGGGTAATAAGATTTTAGAAAACCAAGTTCAGTTAGAGGAAGCAGGTAAGAAAGCCAAAGAGGACGCTGCCGATGCGATTGAGAAACAAAGACAAGAATATCTTAAATTGTTAGACGCTCAAAATGAGGTTATTAAAAACTATGGTAAGTTAAATGAGGGTGAGGTTGAAATATCAAATGAAACTTTGGATAGAGCCAAAGCGTTTGAGGAAAAAGGGAAAAAACTATTAGAGGATAGAAAAACGTTTTTTACAAGATTGAATAATGAGTTGGTTGATGAGACCCAAAAATTGTTATTTGATATTATCCCAACAGGTGAGGAGTTAAAATCTATAGAGGACATCTATGTTGAATTGTTTTTTAGTATTGGTAGTGCTGTATCATCAGGGGCTGTTAAACTATTAGATGAAAATGGTAAGGCAATTAAACTTACATTAGATAATGTTAAAGAATTACAAAAAGAGGCAATTGATGGATTAAAAAAACAACAAGAGGAAATATTAAAGGATACAAGTTTAACAAAAGATGAAAGAGCAATTAGAGTATTAAATATAGATAGACAAATAGTTTTATTAAAAAAAGATTTATCATCAGCAACTCCAGAAGCACAAAACGCTTTAATTACCTTTTATCAAAGAATAGCCAAAACCGCAGAGATTTATGGTAAGGGTATTAAAATTGGGGATAGGATTGTATCACCAACAACGACAAAAGATATTACCACAACTTTAAGTGATTTAACAAAAGAAGTAGAGAAAATATTAAACGACCCAACAATATTGGCGGGATTAAAAGATAGTGCCATAACTGATGTTGTTAGTAATCTATTCAAGTTCCCTCAATTATCTATTGATAGTTTTGGTGGGTCAAAAGAAGCATTAGACAAATATAATGAGGGTGTAAAAATAGCCAAACAAAACTTGGTTGATTTTGGTAAAGCACAAGCGGAACAAAGAATAGAGAGTATTAAAGTAGCGAAAGAATTAGAAAACGAAACTCAAAAGTTATTAAAGTTAAGACAAGAATTGGGTGCTACTGCTGATATGAGGACTGGAACTGAAGGATTAGTTCAACTATCAAAAGAACAGATTACCTCTTATATTGAGTTTGTTAAAGACAAGGTAAGCCAAGAACCAGAATTACTTGCTGGTTATTTGGAAAGTGTGTATAAAAAGAGAGGTGAGTTATTAGAGAGATTAGGAGAACAAGGGGTAATAGATTTGTTCGCTGGTATATCAACAGGTTTTAACGACTTAAAAGGTAAGAGTGAGGAGGACTTGGTTAAACTAATTTCTTACTTGGAAACTGCTGCCAAAGATATTGAGAATAAGTTTGGAAAACCAGCAGCACAATCATTTATTGATTTAGCAAACAACGCTAAAAAAGCACTAACATCAATCACAGACCAAAAGTTTTTAGCATCATTACAAAAAGGTATTACAGAGTTTATTTCAACGTTGAGTGATTTAAGTTCAACTATAAATGATTTTTACTCATTACAACTTACAAAGTTAGAAAACCAAAACACCAGAATACAAGCACAGATTTTGGGTGATAGTGTAAAGAGTAATGAAAAAAGATTAGAACAAGAAAAAATATACCAAGAGGACAAAGCCAAATTGGAGAAAAAGGCAGCACTTCGTTCATTACAGATTTCAAGGGCTACAGCACTTGCCAACGCCGCTGAAAGTATCACCAAGATTTTCGCTAAAAACGAACCTGTATCTGCGGCAATATTCGCAGCAATTGTGGCAGCAAACAACTTGGTTCAAGTAGGTATTATTTCCGCTCAAATTGGAGAATTGGAAACATACCAAAGAGGAGGTGTAATTAAAGGACAGGGCGGATTATTAGTAGGTCCAGCACACGAACAAGGTGGTATTAGATTTGGTGCTATGGGATTGGAATTAGAAGGTGGAGAAAGCGTAATCAATCGTCAATCTACGATGAACTATGGAGCATTACTATCACAGATAAATCAAAGTGGAGGTGGAAAACCTTTAGTTACTAATAATTTTGACGATAGTAGAATATTAGAAGCACTTGCTAAACAAAGAAGCGAACCTATTAGGGCTTATGTTGTAGAAAGTGAAATCACAAATAAACAGGGTATAACCAAAAGATTAGAACAATTATCGCAGTTCTAACAAGATATATTTATAGATAATGTTAAAAGTAATAGAGTTACAAATTGAGGAGGCATTAAGTGCCGATACTGGTGTTTGGGAAGTGGCTTGGGTTGAATATCCGGCAATTGAGGAGGAGTTGATGTATTTTGGGAGACAAAAGTTTTACAGGGCTCCTGTAAATGTTTCCAAAATAGCGTGCCAAGCCATAAGGGAAAATGAGAAAAGGAAAAACAAGGCGGCAACACAGGTGGGGAAAATTAGAGCACAGCAATTGTGTAAAAGAGAAACCATTTCATTAGAAACAATAAATCGTATGAAATCATACTTGGAAAGAGCCAAGGTGTATAATACTGATGATTGGGACGATAAGGGCACCATCTCTTGGAAACTATGGGGTGGTAGAGAAGGATTGGAGTGGGTAGATAGTATTTTATCCTCAATTAAAAATAAGGAGAATATGGAGATTGAGGACGCTTGTTGGGAAGGATACGAACCTTATGGTATGAAAGAGAAAGATGGTAGATTAGTTCCAAATTGTGTCCCTATTCAACAGAGTAGAGAAAACTTTGTTAAACCAAATCCTGGTGAAAGTAAAAACGATTATATTAGTAGATGTATTCCTTATGTATTAAATGAGGGAGCATCACAAGAACAAGCAGCGGGTAAGTGTTATGGTATGTGGGAAGGTAAAGAGGATTTTGACTATGATATTTCAGCATTACCTGCGTATGATAATTACCCTAAATCAGGTGATACTGACGCTATGTTAGTTAAACCATTTTTAGGTGAGGTTGATGATTGTGGTTGTATGGCTTCCAATAATGAGTTAGATGTATTTGGATATAACACCAAGTATTTCTATATCTGTCCTGGTGCTACAGCAACATTTACAGATTTAATAAACAACTCATCATCTTACCCTGATGATACTTTTGGTATGATTAGAGGTGCTGCGGTTATAGCCGATGCTGTGTTTAAGATTGAGAAAGATGTTTTAGAAAGTGAAGTATCAACAGAAGCCCAAGTAAAAGAGGCAACTATGTTAGTTGATGACTTTAAGGATATTATGGTAGAGATTACCAAACTGACTGGTAAAGATTATGACGTGTCTTATATGGATAATCATATAAAAACAATATCATCTTACCTAAACAGAGAACAATTTACTTTAATGGGTTATATTGATGGAGAACCAATCTTTTCAACCAAACAAGAAGCAGAGGATTACGCTGTGAATAAAGGTTGTGTAGGTTCTCACGAACACAAAGACGAAAATGGTAATTTGGTTTATATGGCTTGTGAAACTCACCCAAGTAATCCAAATACAATTATCGCAAAAGATTATGATATTAAATCTATTGGGGGACAAGAAAATATTGATGTGATATTCAGTAGTGAATATAACGATGAGGAAAAAGAAGCATTAGTTTTACTGGCTAAATTAGGAGAAATTGACTATGAAAAGTTTGAGGCAGTAGTAGGTCAGTTGAGAGGTGCTACATTAGAACAAGTTAAAAGGAGAAACCATAAAACAGCAACTCCATATTACTTGTATAAAAGAGTTTTACAGGGAGAACCTAACAGGGATTTCTGTAATAGTATTGAAGGTAGATATTTCCGTAGATTTGAGATTGATTTATTAGATGGATTGAATACTCAATTCGGTCATAATAGACAACCATACTCAAAGTGGTTATACAAGGGAGGACCTAATTGTAATCACGCCTTCTATCGTGTTTTGGTTGTGGGTAATAATGTAACTGAAATAGGACCTGAACCAGGATTACCAGGAACTCCACCGATGAATATGCCGAACAACGGATATTATAGTGAGGAAACAAAAAGAAAAAGTGAAATCGCATACATCATTTCTCAACAGAATATGAGTAAGATGGATTTTGATTTGATTGGTGATTTAACACCACTTGGATATGTTGAAGGATTACCAATTTATGATGATGAACTTATCGCAGCAGATGCGTCATACGCTATTGGTTGTGGAGGGATTTATGAGAGTGTAATGTTTGAGGGAAAACAAAGGTTCCAGGCTTGTTCTTACAAAGCACAAAAGAAGGAAAAGGGAGATGCTCTGTTCCGTGCTGTTGTGGAAAAGAAAATGATTTACACACCACTAATGCTCCCAAATATTTTAATTCCAAGATTAGATGAGGTTACTGGTGAAAGATACTTTGTAAAGTTCTCACCTGAAACAATTGAGAAAATCCAACAAAAGTTTATGATAGAACAGAGAATGCGTGATACAAACTACGAACACACCGATAAAAAGTTCCAAGATTTGGTAATGGTGGAAAGTTGGATTGTAGATGGGGATAGTGATAAAGCATATTCATTAGGATATACACCACAACAAATACCAAAAGGAGCCTGGATGGCAGGGTATAAAGTATTAGATACTGATGAAGGAAATGAGGTTTGGAATAAATACATCAAAACGGGTAAGGTAAAAGGTGCTTCGGTTGAAGGAAACTTTTTACTAAACTTTTCCCGCTCAAAAAATGATGAATATTTATTAGAACAGATAATAAACATAATTAAAGAAATAAATTAAAAATGAACGCGCAAGAAGCATTACAAAAAATATCTAACTTGTTAAACATCAATTTTAATTCTAAAACAGAAAAGTTCTTTACCACTAAATTAGTAGATGGTATAACTGAAATCACAAACAACAAAACCGATGACTTTATGATTGGTGATGAGGTTTATGTAGTAGGTGAGAGCACTTTAGCACCAGCGTTAGAAGGTGAATACACTACCCGTGAGGGTCTTGTAATCTCTTTGGATACTATGGGTAAAATCGTATCTATGAGCGAAAAAGCAGAGGACGAAAGTAACACAACTGAAATAGAAATTGAAATTGGAGATGAGAAAGAGGATATGATGTCCGCAGCAGAATTGACTGACGGAACAAAGATTGAAACAGACGAAACAGGTGATTTTAAGGTAGGACAAAAACTCTACGTTATTACAGAAGCCGG